AAAACACCTCTAGGATCTGAGAATCCAAAAGAGTATCTTTCTCTTGCTTTAAATCTTACATTACCTGTATCGAAGTCACCTTCAATTGCAGTTTTAATTGGACTTCTAACGAACATTTTCATGCCGTTAGGAGCATCTGTCATAATGAAGAAAGCATCAGTATCTGTTAGATAATGATTAACTCTATAACCCTGTGGGATCATGCCCATAGAAGCCATAGCGTTAATATCGTTATCAGCAGTACCTACTCTTTGCGGTGATTTTAGAATTCTATCCGCAGTGAACTGAAGTTCTTTTGGAATAATCAGTTTTACACCTTGCATAGCAATCTTTAATCCTCTTTCATCAACAAACGCAGAAATGTCAATTAATGACTGCTCTAATGATGTTTCAGATAGGTCAGCAGCAGTTGATAATTCATTTCTGAATGTACCACCAGTTGCAAGTGGGTGATCAGTAGCACAAAGCTCCTTACCATCTCCACCAGCAAAACTAGAATTAAACGCATTGTTTAATACATTTGCTGCTTTTACTTGTTTAGTATTAGCCATGGAACGAGCCAAAGCTCTTGTATAACGAGCCGCTAATCTATCATACAGATTATCTTCAATCGCTTCTTCAGTAATAGCGAAGGCCATAGCGATGGTTTCGTGAGTATATCTCGCAGTGAAAGATTCAGTTGCTTGGTCAAAAGTAACCGCACTACCCTCTTCTTTTACTGGAGCAGACCCAAAACCAGTCAGCATGACTTCTTCTTCAAAAGCTCTATCAGATGCTTCTGATGCAAAGATTTCAGCGTGTTCGTTTTCGTATCTATTATATTCTAAGCCAAAGAGAGCATTTAAACCAGGCTCTAGCTCTTTGACCAGTTGTGATCTTGAAATAGCCATATTTTATCTCCCTTATACCCCTGTATCCCCAGCTGCTGCTGGTGGATTCAGAAAGTGGTTTTGAATACGGACAATAACATTTGTGTTAGCAGATGTTGTGTCCTCATTGTTAACGTCTTGGCTTATATCTACTGCCTGCAATGGTATTGCATTAGTAGAATCTGCGGTACTAGTATCGAGTTGTACTTTAGATATGCCAGTTGCTGTGTTTCCTGTTACGTTTGTAGTTTTATAACCAATAAACAGACCAGCTCTTGTCATAGCTTCGTCTGAATCAACTAAAAACAACGTATTAGGATCATCAATTACATTTGCAACAATATCACTGGCATTAATAGAGCCAGGATAAAAGTTACTAAATGTTGGTTTCTTCGTAGTTGGATCAGTATAAAATACACCATTGAAAACACCAATTGGTTTAACAGCTCCACTACTAGCAGTCACGTCATATCTTTCAATATTCCCTGCTGCTACTGGAACTACCAAGTCACCTTGGAAAATAGCTGTTCCATAATTGGCTGCAATAGTATACCTATTCTGAGCATTATTCCACGGAGCACCGTTTAGCGATTTATAAGGTCTGAGACCAAACTTTTCACTTACATTTGCCATAAAATATCTCCTTAATAAGGCATTAATATTACAGCGATGGCTTTTATCAAAAAATTATGATTTACGACCACCACCAAAAGTTACACGAGATTGTCTATTAACATTAATAGGCATCTCTGGTCGTTGCTCCCTTAAAATGTCTTGATCCACGGCTTTAACTTGATCAGCAGTAACTCTTTGAAAATACTGCCTACGTGACTCGACTATTTCTTCAGGTATCCTTGCCAACACAAGGCCGCCAACCCCAATTAACCCCTGATATTGACCAGATTGAATTACTGGATAATCGTGATCGCCAAGTTGATTTTTAATCTCTTCAGCTCTTACAAATTCCCAGCCTTCCCTAAGTTTCTTTGAGACATTTCCTGTATCTTCTTGTCCCATAAACTCAGTTCTAATCCACCTGTGTACTGTACCTTTTGGTGCAGGGGGTGCATCCAGACTTGATGGAGGAGTCCAAGGTTTATTCCTTAATGGCTTATTCTCTTGTGACTCGCGTGAGGTTTTGTTTATTTTTTCATTCATTTTATTGCTCCTTCACGTGTTTTGCGTATTCTTCTAGTGGCACTCCTAATTTTTTGGCAATAGCCACCTGTGAACGAGTGAGTTTCACAGTCTTGCGTCCTTCCTGTTTACGCCCCGCAGAGGCAACAGTTTGAACGGGTTGTTTTTCGCTAACAAACTTCTGAGGAAAATAAGTTCTCATCTGTTTATTTATTTCATTGTAATATTCATCACTCTCTGAGTCAAACCCTTGCTCAACTAAATCCTGATGAATACCAAAAGCAGCATTAGTCATAACCTTATCTTTACCAAACCAATCGTTATCTTTAGCCCACTCTTGTGCTCTAGGGCTTGCAGGGTCTGGTTGACTGACAGGTTGTTGTGCTTGTTGAACAGGTTGTTCTTTTTTTTCTGTTTCTTTTGTTTTTTGTTCTTCTTTTTGTGCAGAATGAATTTTTGCTTTTTCTTTTTCAACAGCTAATTGCGTAAGCTTATCGTTAGCTTCCATAATTTTATCTGTGTCATTGTTTTCAATTGCACTTTTTAAAGCAGTTTTGACCTGTTCTCTTTGTGCATCAACTCGAGCTTCAAATTCTTTAAAGTAGCTATCATCTACACTAGAGAGTTTTTTATCTGCTGTGTCATATTTTTTTTGTAAACCTTTTGCAAAGTCTAATGCGGCCTTTTCTCTTCGTTCAGCCTCTCTCATTTTACGAGTAAGCTGATCTATTCTTTTTTGTACATTATCTGAAACTTGCTGTAAATTATCTTGTGCTTTTTCTTCAGTAGTTTCTTGAGTTTCTTTTTGTTCTGTTTCTTTAGCTATTTCTGATTTTGTATCTTTTTTTATTGGATCGGTATAACCTAAATCAACATCGACCTTTTCAGGTTTTTCTTCAATAGGTTTTGCGTCAACAGTAATATCTTCTTCCTTTACGTCATCAATATCAAGTTCAACTTTATTGTCTTCTTGCATAATTACTCCTTAGAATAATGCGAGGATGTCCTCGGGTTTATTAATAGTTCCGATGATCTCATCATCATTTAAGATTCTGTGTTCACCGTATTTAGTTTTAAATCGAGCGCCAGCATATCGTCCATATACAACAAACTGACCCTCTTTACACCAAGCACCTGTGGGAAATTTTTCTTTGTCTTCATAGCACAAGTCACCCATTTTTACGACTAAACCTACAACGGTTGTCATTTGAATAGTCTCTTGTGTTTTTTCAGATAAATAAATACCACCTTTAGTTTTTTTCTTACCAGAGTAAGGTCTAACTAAAAGTCTATATCCTACGGGTTTGGGTAAAATTTTAAGATATTCCTCGGTTTCTTTCGATCCTTTTGGAATTTTAACGTCTTCGTTGTCTTCAACAAAACGTTCAGGTTTGATCAATGTCATCTACATTATCCTCTCTATTTTGCAGGTCTTTAAGATCCTGAAGCAGTGTTTCTAAAGCACTGAGCTTACCCTTAGCATAATGTAGGTTTTCAAGTTTGTCTATACCATAACAAATATGATCCTTTGTTTTTTCTATTTCCTTTTTTACATAGTGTCGAATAGTTTGTATTGTCTGTATATCAAGCATGTCTTAAATGATGTTTTGGCCCCAGTTTTTTTCTGTGTCTTACACCTATTTTATTGTATCTTCTTTTTGTCTTTTTGGTGAAGGTTATCTCTATTTTGTGGACTCTCTTTGGCATATTTTTCAACTAGTATAGGATTTTTTACCACAGGTGATTTGTAATCTCTACTTCTTTTTTTTGGAAATTTGTGATCATCGTGCCTTTTGTGGCGTATAAATATTACCTTTACCTCTCCAGTCACGTTTATCTCCCCTCGGTACGGAAATCTGCTTTTCACAAGCAAAGTCACTATGTGTATTGACAACCATTTCTTCTTTATCAGTGCAAATGTAAAAACATTTTACACTGTCCTCACCAAAAAAAGGTTCAACATTTTTTTCTTTTGTCAATCTACAAGTGACATGATATTGATTTCTATCATCATACAGCCTAGCATTACCTGCCCATATCTCCTCTGCTTGTAATGGCACACAAATAAAATAACAGATTATACTTTTCGATAGCCCCATCTGTTTTCTGAAGTGTCCCATACTCTACCTGTCATTTTTGGTATTTTGACCAAAAAGTTTTTTTTTAACTGTAAAATATTTTTTGTTAATAACATACTTACCTCCACTATTTATTGTATTTTATTTTTTAATTTTGGCAATACCTTTTAGCCCAAATGACCCTGCAATCGAAGCTAAAATTCCGTATGATATCCAATCAGGACAATCATTCTTTAGAAATAAAAAACCCTCTTTCATATACGGCTGAAGTGCGGGGATGAAGGAGGCTAAAATTATACCAATGAACGCAAGGGTCCAGGCCTCGTCTTTCCACGAATTGTCTGATGCTCGCATAGCTGACTCATCCCAATTTCCGTCTTTTTCTATTTTTGTTTTAGTTGCTTCTAATTTTGATAGCTCAACTTGTGATTTAAGCTGTGCTTTTTTTTGTTTTCCTTCAATCCAGGTTTTAGCAAGATTTGCTACTGGACCTAATATTGCTGTAAACATTATATCTCCTTTTGATAAATAATTTTATTTTCGCCTTTTTCAGCTTCTTTAAAATTATAAGTCTTCAGCAGCATATCTACAATCCCCATACGAAGATGAGGATAATCATCAATAATAAATAGAGCTTCTGTCTCTGCTCTGGGTATAAAAAAGTTTAATTCATCAAGTAGAGCTTTTGTCGTATGCGGTCCATCAAAGTGCACAACTTTGTATAACCCAAAAATCATTAAATCCCCACCTACAGAAAATTGATGCCCTTCACCCATAGTTTTACAATAGTAATCGTCCGTCATATGGTAAAAATCAAACTCTGGATAATTTTGATACAGATACGAAACAGTTTTTTGTTTCATTTCTTCAGTATAGTCAGCGGTGTAGCTATCTGATTTATCGTAGTGTTGATACCGTAGATTGTTATAAGGGTCTATAGCGATGTGCTTATACAAATCAGGTTTGTGCTCACGTACAGCATCCATAATTATTTTTGAACCCAACCCTTCTCGTAAACCTATTTCACAAGTCAAAGTTGCTCTATCAATCTTTAATTTTCCTATATGTTTTGTTATCAGATGATATTCTGATGAATCGCCTTTTATCACTTAACGCCTATGAATTTTTTACCTTTAACTTGAATTTTTGATATGCCTTTAATATCACTTTTTACACCATTTTCACGATGAGGGCAACCAAATCCTCCTTTTTTGAGTCCCATAGTTTCTTTTGTGGTAATACCTGTTTCTTCTTTTTTTGGATTATAAGCAACAAAATTCATGCTGTAAGGTGAAATTCCTTCTTCCGCATAAAAATCCCTTTGCGCTTGATTCATTATATTTTTAAAACGTTGTTGAAAATCTTTTTTCAATAAGCCTGTCATAGCTTCTTTCATTACAAAATCCTTGTTTTGATTAAACTGCCTACCAAAAAATTTAACAAACCTCTCTCCTTGGCTAGAACCACCTTCTTTCATACCCTGAGATTGTGGTCCTTTTTTTGGTGGAGGACCAAATCGTTTACCTGTTTTGTTTAACGGCATCGTTTGCAACCTTTATAGCATTTAATCCAAGTTTTTCATCAGCTACTCTGATTCTTTCTTTTGATGCTGCTTCAGCATCTTCACGTTTCATTTTATCTAAATCAATACGTTGATCGAACTCACTTACTTTTCTGTTTTCTTGAGCACCAAATTCCATACTTCGTCTTTGCATATCCATCGCTCTCAAGTCTAACTCTCTTTGTTTTAACTCAACTAATGGATCACCTTTGTCTGTTGCTTGTTCTGCATTTTGTAATTCAGTTGTCAATTCCATAACTCTCAAAGCAGTCATTGAATCAAACTCTATTTGAAACGCTGCAGGGTTTGTTTTTTGCAGCTCAATTAATTCTGGTCTTTGTGTTGCAAGTATTGCAATAACCTGAGCCCGTGCTTTCATTGAAATGTGTTCTGAAATGTGAGCCTGTAATAAAGCATAAACCACAGGATTTATTTGCACCATCCGTGTTTTAATAAATGCGGCATGCGATAAAATATGTGCATCGTGATTTTGTTGTGGAAACGCGGTTGGTACTTCAGTTCGTAAAGCTTCTGCATTTTCTATTGCAGGATCTTTTGGTATAACTGGCTTTTCTGGTTTTAATAATTCATCTACTTGTTTGGCACCCAACGACTCGTATACTCTACGATACGCTTCACGTAAATTATGCATTTGTGGTGCACTTTGTGCTATTTGTAATTGAGTTTGTGCTAAGGTCACACGTTGTGCCATAGA